TTGCCTGCGGCGTCAGATTTGATCGCGCCAACACTACAGCCCGCCATGACTGGGCTAGGGTTCGGGGTTTAATGCTCAGGAACGCACCCGTCGCCAGCGTCAACCCGCCAGCTTTCGTTTGCCAAGCGGCCTGCGGATGTCCCTGATCATTTGCCACCTGATCCGGGTCAAGCCCGGTTGCGGTATCGTCTACGCTGTTCGCGGCAATCACCGCATCTTTGGCATAGTTCTGATACCCGATCGCGGTAACGCCCATCAGACCAACACCATGAACGTGATATCCTCATTCGATCGGAATTGCTCACGAACTATTAGGCCGCGCTGGCCGAGGCGAAGGAACGCATCTGGCCATGTTAGCAACACCGTGTCGCCGAGGTCCAAATCCAATCCAATTTCGATCGGGACGCGCACCAAATACGCGAACCTTTGGGCACACCACAAATCTGCGATTTCACTCGCCACGGTCGCCGCATCTGTCGCGCTGTCTAATGCCCCTCCGAATGGAGGAAGATCGTTAGGGAGCCTGTATGTCGCTTGTATATCGGCGCTGAGAGACGTTTTGAAGCGATCGGACTGTTGGACGAATTCTCGATGTGCGTCTGTCGCCGTGGCCGATATATCCGGTTGCAGAGTGTAGTTGTGCTGATATCCGCAACGAATGCGATATGGCGGAGGATGCAGCGATGATGGCAGTTCAACGGCCCGAACGCTGATCGTGTTGTATTCGTTCAAAGCCATGACTGGCGTTGCAGTTAAGGATGTTGCCCGAAGGACCAAGGGACGCGATTTGCCATTGCGACCAACGATCAACTTAGCGCCGTAGGACGATAGCATATAGGCCACGGCGGCACGGCCAGTCATTCCAGAACCGGGAGGAATGTAGATACCGCCGCCGAACGGATATGATGAGGTTAGCGAATACGTGCCTGCCGCATAATCAGCCGAGAATGCAACATCCAGAGAGGCCGCTTCATAGGCTTCCGTGTCGATAAACGCGGCAGGGACCGAGGCATCTTCCGATTGCAGATACCGGGCAATTTCGATGATGCCATTTCTGGCGCCTGCCGCAGGGAACTCCCCCGTTGCATCGAGCGTAATTTGACCAACCGGCGCACTGCCTAGCTGAAACAAGCCACGGCTGTTGTCGGTGCGATATTCCCCTGGGTTGGTTGTGCCGGTGTATAGGTCCGTCGTGTTAGCCTGAAACTCGATCACCGCCGCACCACGCTCATATAGCGCAACAACCGTGCCGGCGGCGTCGTTGTATTGGTATATCTGGTTTGTCGGATCAATCAGAACCGGCGTGATGTTGTAAGCCGTGCCCCGCAGTTTTGGTAGGCTGACGCCTGCCAATTCGGATGTGCCGTCATAGGCTCCGGAACCCACATAGACACTCGTCTGGATCGGGCGATCCAGCCAATACGAAATGTCCCGGATTGGAATACGAACCGCGTTATCGGCCGCAATCCACATGCCGGATATGCCAGTAAACACGGGCTCCAATGTAGCTAGCGCCGGGGAAGTCCAGATGTTCCGCGCTGTATAGAGACGTTCCATATCCCGTGTGGATGCACCCTGCGCTGATATGGGAGGGAGGATCACGGAGCTGGCCGTAGCGCCTTCCTCTAGCTGCGGTGCACCGATGCGAAGGGTAATATCCACCGTCGCACCATTCGTCACAGCGAACAGAACGCGGCTGCGAATGTGGGTATTATCTGCCGTTGTGATCGTGCGCGTAACCGTGGTTCGCTGTGTATACAAATCATCGCCAGTAGCCGTGAAAGCTTGGCTCGTAGAAGGCGTGGATGAACCTCCGGTCTCCGCTACATTAAGGTTGGTAGTGACGCCTGTATAATCGCCAGTGAGCAACTTGCCATAGACCGATGCCGTCCACGTCTCCCCGACCAATGCAGGAATGGCCGTGGTATTCATAAAATTGACCTGAAACGTCGCCGTTGCGAGTGCTGTCCCGCTTATCTGGAAATCAAACTTTGGTATTCCGGCATCGTCGCCAATCGCAACGATTGTGCATGTTATGCCGCTGGCCGCCGCTGAAATGCTCCATCCCGTCGGCGCCGTCCCAGGCGTTCCTGCAACGGCGCCTTCCGCCCTTGGATTGGCGATTGAGTTCGTCCGCTCATCCTCATTGAGCAACGTCCGCGTGCCAGTCGAATAGTCCCACCGAACCACACCGGCAGCCGCTTCCTGCAACACGCCGTCAAGGTCGATATACCAGCCCTTAGTTAGGCGTCCTGAGCGGTATCCGTCGAATGCCTCATACGTCTTAACGCCACGATTGATCGTTAGGTTTTGCGCGTCAATCGACCATGACCGGAGCAGAGACGACACGGCATTGTCTGTGTCCGTGACTTCCAACTCCCCAAACGCCCATGTGCCTGCCCCATCACCCGGCGGTAACGGTATCTGACGGTCGATGGATACCGGAGCCGATAGCTTAGGCGGATAGACTACCGTTCCACCTGCATCTGTAGATTTCGTTGTATACCCGATATCCGATAGATACAGCGCGCCGGTTGTTTCGGTCGGCCTGACATCCATAGACAGACTGCCCCACGGAACCGCGCCCCATGTGAACTCATAGGCGTTGTCGTCTGGCGAGCCTACCGTATCACCATCCGTATCGGCAACGTCCACCCCATACGGATCGGATAGAATAAATTCCTGCGCCGGCTGGAATAGTCCAACCGTAGCCGTCAGGAACGCCATATCGGTCACGCCGCGCGCATCCCCTGCAACCGCAGTTCACGAAGGATGGCGTCCAGCTTTTCGACGGTCTGTTCCATGATCGGGGCAAGGGTTGCGGTTTGCTGCGCCTCAGATGCCTGTATGGCAGCGGCAATGATCGCATCCGGGGATTGCGCCGCGACACCGCGCACCGCCGTCTGGACGGCCCCGAAGTCCCGCGCGTATTGCTGGCCGGAACCCCACACATTGCGCGATGCACCGAGGAACGTGTTGGACACGTCCGCCAGCTTGGAGATGGCGTTGAAGTCGCCGGACGCCGCCGCTTGGCTGGTGGTGCGGAAATCCTCGGCCGCCAGGCCATACTGCGCTTTCCCGGACAGGGGCGATGCGTCACCAACCGCGAGGGACCGCGAATAGTCGGACAGGCCCGTCAGGACCGAAAGCGCCTGCGACCTGGCGGCGAGGGCGGATTGGTCAGACGACAGGGATTGCGCGTTGAACTGCGTCAGGAGCGTGAGGCGTTCCTGCTGAGTAGCGCGATCCAGTCTCACCATTTGGTCCATATACAGAGAGGATTCCCGACCAGCATCACCGAGCATTGTCAGTAAGAAGTTGGACCGTTCTTCCCTTTCTTTTGCTGCCCTAGCATCGAACGCGACCAGCGACGCATCAAACGCGAGACGCGGATCGTTGTCGTTGATTGCTTTCGCCTGCCAATACCTGACATCCAGATTGGTGTTGTCTTGCCGCAGCAGGTCGATCGGCGCCTTCTGTGCCGCCGCGATAGCATTGTTCCGCGCTTGCGTCAGAGCGTCTTCTTCGTGGCCAAGATCGCGGGCCATGCTGATTGCCGCGTCATACTGCTTGTTCAGTTCCGCCAGCGCCGTTTCCAGCGAGCCAATGCCATAGCTGGTTTCGGTCTTGCCCAACGCGATCAGGGCCGGGGCCGTCTGGTCAACGAAGGTGATGATCTCGGTCACCTTGGCCTGTAGCGTTTCCAGGTTCTCAAACGACCGGCCGGACAGGTAACGGTTGACGGTATCGTTCTCAGACGAGAACCGTAGTTCCCCGAACGCGTCAGCGATCGACCCGGGCCGTCCATCACCCTGGCCGAAGTTCAGCCACTGCCCGGACGTGCCACCGATAATCCGCGACTGGCCGTAGTTGTCAGCGGAAACGCCGTTGGCGATGCGGAGGCTTGTGGATGCCAGGACGGCGTTGATCTGCGCCGTCTGTTGTTGGAGGGCCTGCACCTCGGCCGTGGTGTCGACGATCTGGGCGAAGGTCTGCCCCACCGCGAGCATTCCGTCAGATGCGGTCAAGCCGGTGGCGGAGTATGGGGTTGCGGCTTTGGGGCCGATTAGGCCGCCGCCTGCGCCGCCAAGCAGCCCGCCGAGAAGGCCGCCTATCACAGTGCCAATGCCGGGGATGATAGAGCCGATCGCGGCGCCCGCCAGAGCGCCACCGCCCGCACCAATCGTTGGCGCCGGCCCAACCTTACCCAGAGAGGATTGCAGGAACCCGCCCGCGAGAGACCCGGCGCCGAACCCGAGGCCGATACCGGATAGAGCGGAACCGATCGTAGCGCCACCCTGCGCTGCCAGGACGGACGACGACGAAGCCGGGCCGAATGCCCCTCCCATACCTGCCAACGCCGTGTTTGTGGCTGTGCCGAGGCCAACGCCATTGATGCCCGTGGATAGGAGGCTAGAGATACCGCCGCCAAGGTTCCCAAGGATGCCATTGGACCCGGTAAGACCGAGGTATTCCCCGATCCCGGACAACTTGCCTGCGAAATCAGTCAGCCCCAGCGCATCCGTGATCCCGCCGAACGTCGAGGCATTCGACGCCGCGTTCATGATGTTCAAGCCGCCGGTTGCCGAGGCCGAGACACCAGCGTTGCCGCCTGTCAAAACACCCAAGCCGGCGGAAAGGGTAGGGGCACCGCCGCCAAACAACGCGTTCCGAAGCGGGTTGATTGCGGCCAGCTTCACAAAGTCCGTAACGACGGACGCCACAACGCCACGAACGACGTTGCCGAAATTCACCGCGCGGCCGCTGCCAGAGATGAACGCATCAACGAGTGCCTGCCCAACACGATCGGCCGCATTGGACAGCGTGTCCATGATCGCCGAAACCGAGCGTTGCGCCTGATCCAGTTCCTTCGTTGCGTCGCTGCTACGGTTCAACGCATCGGCATAGCGGCGTTGGGCCGCCGCTGCCTCGGTTGATCCTTCCTCGAATTTGTCCCGAACAGCGGCGAAAGCCTTTTCCTCATTGGCCGCGCGCGTGATGCTTTCAGCCGTGCCATCGTAGGCAGCGGCGATGCGCTCTTGCGACCCGGCGGTTTCCTCGGCCGCGCGGATTTGTTGATGAAGTTGGTCCTGTTCCTTCCGGGATTGCTCGACGCTTTTGTCAACCAACTGCCGAATGCTATTCGTGGTCCGGTCAATGCCGGCGCGTCGCACATCCTCGGTTTTGTTCAGCTTGCCGAGGGCTTCGTCGCGCTCCTTCAAAAGCCCCGTGCTAATCTTCAGGTAATCGACTTCCGACACGGCGCCCGTGTTGCGCGCCTTGTCCAGCTTGGCCAGTTCGGTTGTATACTCGCTCTCGATCTTGTATTGAGCGTCGTATTTACTTTTCTGGACCTGAGTAGATTTTACGCCAGCCGCATATTCCGCCGCAAGTCGCTTTTCTTGTGACGCCTCCCATTCGGCTTCGTCGCGTAGGACGGCTTCCTTGTTGATCTGGCCTAGCTCGTCTCGGAATTTGCGAAGCTCTGCGGCAGCGTCATTGCGCGTCCGCTCCAACCCGGCTATGGCCTGCGGGTCGGCGTTGGCGTTCCGCGCGTCCTGGATGGCTTGGTCATAGGCCGATACCGTTGCGGAGCCGGTGGCCACCCCGGCAACCAACTCCGCCATCCGTTCGGCACCCGTGGCGCCACCGGCAAAGCCCCGGATTTTGTCAACCATGCCCGCCGCGATCTGCAAGGCGCGCGTTAGCTTTTCGCTAAAGCCCAACGCCTGATCCAGATGGACAAGGAAGGATTGCGCGGCAACGTCAAATTGCTGCTGTGCTCGCGCCATGGTGACAGGCATCTGCCCGAACACGTCATCGACGCCTTGCACCGCGCGCAGCATGGCCGGGAACACAACCTCGGCCGTGAGCTTGCCTTCCGCACCTAGGGTGCGAAGGTTGCCGATCGAAGTGCCCAATTCCCGAGCGAGGGATTGAGCGAACAGCGGCATATTTTCAAGGATGGACCGCAGTTCGTCGCCTTGCAGAACGCCAGAGGCCAACGCTTGGCCAAGCTGCTGGGTCGCCGCGCCGGTTTCTTGCACGGATGCGCCCGATACGATGGCGAACTTCTGCAAGCCGGCAACGAGGCTTAGAACCTGCTCATTCGTCGCGCCCACGTCACTCGCGGCGATCGAAAACCGCTGGAACGATCCGGCGCTTTCCGCGACCGCGATGCCTGTCTGGCGAGAGGATGCGGTCAGCTTGTCAAACACGGTCGACGCAACGCCCATGTCGCCAACCGTTGCCGACAGACGCGCGATCGAAGCGCGGGCCGCGTCGCCTGCAACGGGAATGGCACGCATGGCCGTTCCGAATGCGGCAACCGCCGCCGTCGCGGCCGCCATGCCGACGGCGAACACGCCGCCCGTGGCAAACGCGCCTACCAGCCCGCCTTGCTGCATTCCCATCTGGCGGATTGCGCTGGTGGTCTGGCCGGTCTGTTCCGCAAAAGATCGTGACGCATCTGTGGCGGATTTCATGCCCGCGACGCTGCGTTGCAGGGGTGGGGTGAAGCGTTCCTCTATGGCTTTGCCAGAGGCGACGATCTTGTTGGTGGTTTGCTCAAAGTTGGCGTTCAGCCGGGCGATATCTTGCTGCGCCTTGGCCAGCGTGATTTCACCACGACGATACGCGTCCATGACGACATTGACGCGGGTCGCATGTGCGGTTTCCGCGCGCTCCAACTTTGTGGTCGCGGCCGCAACGCCGTCGATGTCCTTGACCAAGCGGCCATAGGTCTGTGTGGAACGCTTCAAGACTTCATCGGTGACCTTGCCCTTCTCACCGACCGTCTCCATCGCCTTGGCCATGCCAAGCAAAGCGTCTTGATCCGCCTTCGCCTGTGCCGCAATTCGGCTGGCATACTCGACGCGGAGGGTTTCTACCGTCGCCATCAGCGCGTCAACGAAATGGCGAGGGCGGGGTAGGTCACTTGCTGGCCTCGCTGCTGACTTTTGCCCGGCGCATGGAACCGGCGCCCCGATTTGAACGCACGTTCGCGCCGCCCGGCTATGAAAGACTTGTCGTGATATCGGCCCTTCAAGATGTAGGGCGTTTCGTAGCCCAGCGTCGCGAAAGATGAGGGCAGAAACACGAACGTTTTGTTGAAGAACGCGGCGCGAAACCGACGCATGAGCTTTTGTCGCGCCCGCTCAATCGGATTGGCGGGAACGCTCAACGTCATGGCGCCGACCTCGATCTTTCGCGCGTATGGAAGCGGGTTGACGATCATCACGTCAGCATTCAGCGGGATGTCCTCATAGTCGCCAGTCCATGGCCTGCCGTTTACGGCCAGGGTCCAAGCCCGCACAAAGTCGCCATCGTCCATCGGGGACGCCATGGCGAGTTGCAGCATCGCCTCGCGGATGATTTCGCCCCACGAATTAAAGCGATACTCGACCGCGCCGCCGGGCCGCGTGGTTTCCTCTCTGGCACCTTCTCGGCCGTCAACGAACGTGTCGTATCGTTCCGACGCCTGCCCAGACCGGATTATCTCATCACGCCGCGCCCGTGCCACCGCAGCAAACCGCGCCGCGCTGGCTTCCGGGGATAGCGTCGCATCGACAAATTCACGGATCGTGCGCGCAACGGTCAGGTGGTTGCTCGCCATCACGTCCCCGGCTTGTTCTTCTCAGTCCACCAATTCAGATACACCGCATCCATGGACTGGATGCACCTGTCCATCACGTCCCGGTCTTCGTCGCCATGCCCGTGAGCGTCGCACCAATGGGCGATGACGGACCACGGGATTTTGCCGGGGATGGAGCGAATGATTGATCCGCCCATCGGTGCCGACATGCCCGTTACGATATGCGGCCGCTCGTCACCGAGGCGCCACCATGCCTCCCATATCCAATCCAGATGCGGGGTTGGGTCTGGCGTGTCGTCAACCTCGTTGCGGAGTTGCTGGATTTCATCCGCGAACGCCTCGGCCGCTTCCGGGGCCTCTTGGATAAGCGCCTCGATCTCCGCCAATCGCGTGATGGACGTTCCGCCTCCGCTCAGGTGCCAGCGAAGGCGGGTTGTCAGTTTCCCGCTGTTGCCTCGATCTGTGCATCACGGTCGTTTGTGACGCGCCCCGCCGCCGCCATGGCGAGGATGACCAGCGGGCCGCAAAACTCAGGATCGCGCAGCATTTCGCGGAACTGATCAGCCGTCACGTCCGGGCCGCCGTCCGAATGCTGCAAGCCTCGCACGTCGAGGAAGCATTCCGCCGCCAGCGCGCGACCGTAGCACGCGTCGTCATGGGTGGGTGGCAGCGTGTCCACTGTCACCCGTTCCGCGCCGGGATCGCGTCCCTTGTTCAGATCACGAGCCGCCTCCATGCGGAGCCGAAACAGAGCGTCACGATACCGAGGCGTGAAACCGCGCGTGCGGATATCGAACGGTTCCCCGTCCGCTTCCACCGTAACCCACTTGCCTTCCTTGATCTTGTCCGCATCAAACTTGATGCGATTGAGAGACGCCACAGGTTGCTCCTATCAGTTTTCCACGTATTCGAAACGATCCAGCGTAATCATCGCGCCGGTCACCGTCTCGTCTTTCGATGCCGTCCAAGACAGGGGAAGCATCACGTCCACGTTCCGGCCGCTCGCGTTCGGGCTGCCGTCGCCTGCGAAGAACAGACGCGGGACCGCGAATACGAGGGCCTGCTTGGAAAGGCTGTTGTAGACCGCGCTCGCAAGAGACGTTGCTGTGCCTGCGAGGTATTTCGTCAACAGCGCGTTGTCCCCAAAGTAGGGTTCGATCGTGCCCGTCACGTCCAGCGCGTGGCCGGTGATGCCTTGCGCGTATTCCGTGTCGATGGCGTCAATCATCGTGCTGTTGTTGTTCAGGACGATGGTCATCGCGCGCACGAAATTCGGCGTTCCGAGGGTGGAACCACCTTCCGTGAGGCGACCGACATGCACGCGCGTTACGAACGCCGGGAAGTCGGACAGGTCAAGCGTCGCATCGGGGGACGCATCAAGCGCAGACGTGCTAACGGACCCGCCCATGCCCTGATACGTGTTAGCAACGGTGATCGGCTGATTGAGCGCGAAGTTGAACGCCTGATTGGCAACGACCATGCCGGGGTGAACGAAGTAGTTCGGCGTGGTCTGACCGAGGAAGCCGCGTTCGATGGTCTGGCCGACCTGTGTCGTGCCGTTCTTGATCTGGTCACCGAACCAAACCTTGATCGTCTTGCCGGTGCCGCTGTCCGTGGTCCAACCCGTGGGACGGTGATCCAGCGGGATGGCCGTGGCAGTGATGGTGCCTGAAATGCGCGCCCATCCGTTCAGCGCCGCCGTAGCGAACTTATCACCCGTCGCAGTGCCGCCGATCTTGATCCACTGACCGACCGCGAGGCCGAGAGTGGTGAAGTCGAGGGCCGTGGAACCGAGGCCAGTAGCGGTGGCAGTGATATCGGCCGACGCGCCCTGGAAGCCAACGACCTTCATGCGAGCCGTGCCGAGGGGGGCAGCCTCGTCAGTCAGGCCGGCGCCGACGAATGCAGGGACCGTGGCACTGCCCGTGGTGCATTTCGCAACCACGTTGTTGCCAGTAACACCAAACCCTGTAAGCCTCACGAGTTGGCCGGCAACAAACGCCGTTCCGGTAGTGCAAGTGACAATTCCGCCAGTCGTCGCAACGGCTGTGATAACGCTGTCCGCCGTTCCGTCGTTGAACCGCGTCGCCGTATTCGTGAACGCGTTGTAGAACGCGGAACGAATATCCACATCGTTCGGGCTGTCCGGGAACGGATACAGCATGTCATACGGCATATCGCCGCTGGATTGCTTGCCGATCCGCAACACGTCAGACGACATGCGATCGGAACGCATCTCGCCACTCTCGGCAAACGTCGGCACGAGATTGAGCGTCTCGCCATTGACGCGGCGGAGACGCATACGCGGCGTGCCGGGCGTGGTCCCGACAGTCGTTTCCAGGACCGAGGCAATCTGGGTGCGGTTAGACGAGGGCATCATCGTTCTCCAAGTTCACAGGCGGGACCTTCACCGCACCCGCGCGGCGCATCTTCAACGGCTCAACCGGGGCATCCGTCTTTTCCTCTTGGATCAGACCGGAATTGACCCAATCCGTCGCCGACACCGGCCCGTCAATTTCATCGGCCGTCACAACCTGCCCAACCGAGAAACGGCGCGACGGACTGTTGAACGGCCGCAACACTGCGTATCGCATGTCACGCGTCCCTGACTGTTAGAGTGATCGTCCGCGCGGCGGACTGTGTAACAGGGGTTCCGAACGTCCCTGATCGCACCTTCATGTATTGGTAGCCTGCCCACTGATCGAGGCTGGTTGTGCGGTGCATTTTTCCTGCGACAACATCCAACTGGACCGCGGCGCCAGCCTCGGTGACCAACTCGTAATAGGTGATCCCATCTTGCGAGACCTGAAACGTCAGGTCCGCGTCATCCCATCCAGTCGGAACGATAATTGCCAAAATCGGACGCCGTTGGAGCGTGACAGCCGCCGAAAGCGACCCGCTCAACGCAATTGTTGTCGTCAGGTCGTAATAGTTCACGTCTATAAGCTCCCGCAGAACAAGCGTATCGAACGGCTTAGGGCCGGTCACTTCCTCGCGTTCAAGAACAAGCCGCACCAGACCGCCGACCGTATCGCCAGCCGTATCGGTCACAACGGAACCGTCTGTGTCAGTTAGAACGAAATCGGGACGAATGCGGCGAGCGTCAGTCTCGAAAGACGACGTTGCACGCCATTCCACTTCCGTCATTAGTTCCGAACCCACTCCACCGAAACGGTCACACGGTAGTAATTGCCGTTGTCGTCACCTGGTCCGCCGATATCGCTCGTGAAATCGCGAAACTCTATATCCGGCGAAAGTTGGACGCCTCGGAACAGTTCAACCATGGCATCGGCATACTGATCGGACACTTCAACGCCAGCGCCGGCCGGGGTGAACAGGTGGAAGAACACCGAACCATCTTCGCGCCAGCGGTTTTGCGTCCGGTCTTCGTCGCCGATGGACCATTGATCTGTGCCGTTAAAGCTGATCTCGACGTAGACCCATGGCTGTAGGTTGCCAGCCGTGGTTAATGGCGGTTCCGTGAGCGTGTTCTGGTAGACGAGCGGCGTGGTAGTCCAGTTTGCTTCAAGGTGCGTCCTGACAGCCGTGCGGACGTTAGCGCGGGA